TCTTCTTGGTGTGGATAGGAAAGAAAGGTAAAGTAATATGCCAGCAATTGCCATGGCTCACGACGTTGATCCAAGACAAGCGATTTTGGACAAGGTCGGCGATTTGAGTGGCGTTGATGTGTTTGGTTCTGACGTTTTGGTTGCGTTGTATATTCGCCCTGAAAAAACAAAGGGCGGAATTATCCTTGCCGACGCTACAAGACAGGAGGATTTGTGGCAGGGCAAGTGCGGGCTCATCCTTAAGATGGGCTCTACAGCTTTTAGAGACGAAGACGGCAACAAATTCCGCGACATTGATGTTGGGGATTTTGTTGTTTTCCGTCCTTCTGACGGATGGCCTGTGCAATTTTCCAGCGCCCAAGCTGTCACGTCAAAAGACGCAGTTCCGTGTAGAGTTGTGAATGATATTCATATTCGTCTTCGCGTTTCCACGCCGGATGCGATTTACTAACAGGAGCGCTTCCTATGTCCGATGAAGAAAAGATTGAAAAGGCGGTAGAGGTTACTTTACCCGAAGACCCGATTACGGAAGTTGAACTTTCCGATAATTCGGCAAAGATTGAAGAAGAAAAACCACAGGTTCGTGAGAAGTCCGAGCCGGAACCGGTTGCTGAAAAGAAAGTTGACGAGCGCGAAAAGGCGCTTGCAGAGATGAAGCGCCAGTATGAGCATCAAAAGATGCTTGCTCAGGCTGAGCGCGAGGCCAGACAAAAGGCCGAATATTTTGCCCGCCAGCAGGCTCAGCAGGTTGGTCAGGCAAGGGTTGAGACGCAGGACACAAACCTGAGACTCATCTTGAACGCGATTGACGCAACAGAGGCAGCAGCCGCAAACGCAGAGCGCGATTATGCGGAAGCCATGGCTGCCGGAGACTATTCTCTTGCCGCTAAAGCTCAGCGTGCGATGGCTCAGGCCGAAAGCCACTTGCTTCAGTTGAACAACGGCAAGGAAAAGCTGGAGCAGATGCTTCAGTATAGCACTGCCGAAGGTGCGGTTCATGAGCCGCAAATTCCAAGTTTTGAGCCGCAGGTTCCGCAAGACCCTGTTGAGAAATATGCGGCTCAGCTTTCTCCAAAATCTGCACAGTGGCTTCGCGAGCACCCGGAAGTAGTCAATAAAGTTGGCAAATTGACCCGTGCTCATCAGGACGCGATTGAAGACGGTTATACCGCCGAATCGCCGGAATACTTCCGCTACATTGAGAGCCGCCTTGGTTATTCTGCACCAAGCCAAGAAGAAGTTGAGCCTCAGCAGGACTTGCCGGAGCGAGTTTCAACGCAGAGCGCTCCGCCGAAGAAGTCTTTGGCTTCAGCGCCGGTTTCATCTTCAACGACAAGCATTACTCCGCGATCCGGCAACGGGAACACAATGGTTTTGTCTCCGCAGGAAGTTGAGGCGGCGTTGCTTATGGAACCGGAATTGAGCCGGTCTGACGCAATCGCGGCTTATGCCAAAAACAAGCAGATTCTCATCAAACAGGGCAAGCTGTCCGGCTAAGGAATTAAACAATGGCTAATGAAGCAAGCGAAATTCGCGCCCGTGAGGCGCGTGCCGTAACCTCCACCGGTATCGGCAAAGAAACGTCCGAACAGTCTCGCGCCCGCGCGGAAGCCCGTATTCGGCAGTTGCGGGGGAACCCCGACCTTCAAGGTGGCGGCGGCGAGCGCGATAAGTATTGGGCTCCTGAGCCGCCGGACGGTTTTGATTATCAGTGGAAGCGCAAGGCGGTCATGAATCAGGAAGACCTTGATCATATCCGCCAGACACAAATGAATGGCTGGGAGCCTGTCCCGCTGTCTCGTCACCCGGAACTCATGCCGCGCGGCTGGAAGGGCGAAACGATTGAAGTTGACGGTCTTGTTCTCATGGAACGCCCGAAACTGTTTACAGACGAAGCGCGTGAGGAAGAGCGCCGCGCGGCTCGCGAGGCGGTTTTGACCAAGGAACAGCAGATGCGTGAAACCCGCGCCAATGATCTTGGACGCCGGACGGCAAGCGTAAACAAGAGCCGCGCGCCGATTGACGTTCCAGAATAATGAGATTGGTGGAAGGGGTGTTTCTGACTAGAGCCGTCAGAAACAAGGGCGCTCTTGGCGCTCTCCCCTTCCGCCGGCCTCTATAGACACGCCGAACTTATGTGTCAACACCGTTATTGACTTATTTCGTAATGAGTTTATAATTGTTTTTAAGAAGTATATTGCCTATGTTGGGCGTTAGTAACTTTAATTTGCGTTTCACAAAGCAGTATTCTCGCGCTGAGAATGAAGCAAAATGAAACGTAAGACTTTTGGTGATATTCACCAAATATCAGGCTTGTCCTGAGAATTTTCAGCAATTCGCGCCGAATTGCTTTTCAATCAAATCGTTCAACAACTGCCACGCGCCGTGCGGTTTGCGACATCCTCTGTGACAAAGGAGGAAGCCGTGGCGAATACTTTTGCGCCCTTCGGTTTCTCGCCCGTAAACACTTCTAACGGGCCTATGAACTTTAGAATTTCCACCCGTCGAATCGCCGCTGGCGATTCAACCGCAATCTACAAGGGCGACGCTGTCGTTCCGGTTATCAGCTCTGCAAACGGTTATATCAAGCAGGCGACTGCTTCGACGACCGCTCTTGCCGGCGTTTTCTGGGGCTGTCAGTATCAGTCCATCTCTCAGAAGCGCACCGTTTGGTCTCAGTATTGGCCGGGTAGCGACGCCAATGGCGACGTGATTGCCTATGTCATTGACGACCCGAACGCTCGTTTCGTGGTCCAGACTTCGGGTTCGTCCTTCCAGATCACCGGCACGCCGACGACCTTCACTTCGTCCCCTGTCGGCCAGCTTGCTCAGCTCAACGTCGGTCTCGGCAACGCGACGACGCAGCAGAGCGGCATGTATCTGGACACGGTCGGCACCACAGCCACCTATCCGTTCCAGATTGTTGACATGGTTCTTGACCCGCCGGGCTCGAATGGTTCCGACGCCACGTCGAACTACAACTATGTCATCGTCGGCTTCAACAACGAAATGCTGCGTTCTAACGGCGCAGTGACCGGCATCAGCTAAGAGGAGTAAGGACCAATGGCTGTTAATCTTAGTGCCATTCGCGATCTGCTCCTTCCGGGGCTTCGTGGTGTAGAAGGCAAATATCCGCAGATTCCGTCGCAGTGGGACAAGGTCTTTGAGAAGGCCAAGTCCAACATGGCGCTGGAACGCACCGCTGAAATGCGTTACCTCGGTCTTGCCGCGATCAAGACTGAAGGCGGCGCGGTCAGCTTTGACAACAACGCCAGTGAGCGTTTTGTCTACAACCAAGAGCACTACGAGATCGGCCTCGGCTACGCCATCACTCGTAAGGCCATCGACGACAACCTGTATAAGACTCAGTTTACGCCGACGAACCTCGGCCTGATCGAATCGTTTGGTCAGACGAAGGAAATCTACGGCGCGAACATTCTGAACACGGCTACGGTCTACAATGCGGCGGTCGGCGGCGACGGCAAGGCGCTCTGCGCTACCGATCACCCGATTGACGGCGGTGTTGTCCCCAACAAGCCGGCGGTTCAGGTTGATCTCAACGAATCGTCGCTCCTCAACGCGATGGTCTCGATCCGTCAGAACTTCAAAGACATCGCTGGTCTGAAGATGTTCGCGCGTGGTCGCAAGCTGATCGTTCCGCCGTCTCTTGAGCCGGTTGCGATCCGCCTGACCAAGACGGAGCTTCGTCCGGGCACGGCGAACAACGATGTCAACGCAATCCATACCACTGCCGGCGGTCTGCCCGAAGGCTACATGGTTATGGACTTCCTGACCTCGAATTACGCTTGGTTCCTGCTCACCAACATCAAGGGCCTCGTCTACATGGAGCGTGTGCCTTACGAGATGGATATGCAGGTAGACTTCACCACGGACAATTTGCTAGTTAAAGGTTATGAACGTTATAGTTTCGGCTATTACAATTATCGGTCGATTTGGGGTTCGTTCCCAACGTCGTAATTGCAAACATCACTGTTTTTGTTTCATTAACAGTGATAGCCGAAAGTAAAACAAAAGGGTTGACGTTATATTTATCAAAGTATAATCTCCATTTCGTTAATATCGCAATGGAGGCGAGAAATGGTAAAAAACGTCAACCTTTCAGTTGAAACTCTGTCTGATGTTTTGAGTTATGACCCCGCAACAGGTGATTTCACTTGGAAGGTGTCAATAAACTCAAGAGCAAAGGTCGGAAAACCTGCCGGAGTTTGGCAGCTTATGCAAAACGGTAAAGAATATCTTTCTGTAACCTATCAAGGCAGAAAGTTTTCTGGTGCTCAGATTGCATGGCTTCTTCATTATGGCGAATGGCCTGATAGGTCTGTTTTTTACATTGATGGCGATACAAAAAACCTGAAAATTTCAAACCTAAAAATGGCCGAATATAAAGCCGAAAAGGTTGTGAGAGACGATGGTTCTGTTCGCTATAAAATGTCAAAAGACCAATCAAGACATTATGGTTTGAAGCGTTATTACGGCATTTCTGTCAATGACTATGCAAAGATGTATCATAAGCAGGATGGCAAATGCGCAATTTGTCATCAACCAGAAACAAACAAAGATCGCCACGGAAACATTCGTGTTTTAGCTGTCGATCATTGTCATGAAACTGGTGCTGTTCGAGAACTTCTGTGTTATTGTTGTAACAGTATGCTTGGGCAAGCGCGCGATAAAGTAGAAGTTTTGTTGGCTGGTGCTGAATACCTAAAAAAGCATTTTGCCAATAAGAATACTGAAACTTCCTCTTTGGCCGACATGGCCTCTGAGGATTAACAAAAAGGACAGCCAACATGGCTCTCACTAATTTCCCAAATGGTATCACCTCTTTCGGTGTTCCGGTTATCGGCGGGATTAACGGCATCCCCCTGACGGGCACTTGGTATTTCGTTGACCCGGCGAATGGTTCTGACGGCAATGAGGGCACTTCGCCTGAGTCCCCGTTCCAGACGATTTATCGCGCTTATGACAAGTGCGTTGCTGGCATGAACGACGTTGTTGTTTTGATCGGCAATGGCTCGACAAGCGGCACGGCTCGCATGTCCACGGCTCTGGCGCAGACGATCACGCCTTCGGCGACGACTGGCACGCTGACGTGGGCCAAGAACGCGACGCATCTGGTTGGTGTTACGGCTCCGACTGGCGTATCAAACCGCGCTCGCTTTGCTCCGCCGACCGGCACTTATACCGCCGCGACGTTTGGCAATAGCGGCAATATGTTCAACGTGACGGCGTCGGGCTGTATTTTCTCTAACTTCTCTGTTTTCAACGGCTTTTCGACCGGCGTGAACGGTCAGATTGCTTGGATTGAGAATGGCGGTCGCAACTACTACGAGAACATTCAGTTCGGTGGTTTTGGCGATACGGCTTCGGCTCAGGGCGCTAACAGCCGCGCGCTGAAGGTCATGGGGACCGGCGAAAACACGTTTGTCGGCTGCACGATTGGCCTTGATACGGTCACGCGCACGGTTGCGAACGCGAATCTTGAGTTTGCTGGCGCTACCCCGCGCAACAAGTTCATTAACTGCGATTTCCCGATCCTTACGTCGTCGGCTACTTCGCTGGCGATTAT